CTAGAAAACAACCTTCGCCGTTCACCAGCTTGCTCTAAGCTAATATCATACTTTGTTAGCTTACCTGTCGCTTCGCAATAGAATTGCAGCATACCCTACCAACGAGGGTTATCGTCATCATCACCGTCATCATCAGATTTACCTCTACCAGCAAACCCGTACTTCTCTTCATCATCACTCTTTGACGAACGCTTTGAAGATCCGTATTCAATAAACAAGTCGTCAAAAATCTCATCAGCTTCATCAGAATCCATCTCTGACGGCATGTAAGAATTTAGGTCGAACATATTGTCCACCCACTCTTGCTTGATTCTCACGGTATCCTCCCGCAAGAGAACCTTGACATCGTATCTGGTCTTCATCCCTGTTCCACGCTTCAGAATACGAATGGGCATCAAAGCTGTCGGATCGCAGAATGTATCTCCATCCTTCAAAGCCTGGAGCAAAGGATTTCGGATGCTCTTCCCAAAACGGAAGGGCTTCACAATGCTCTTCCCACCAGCTCCGCTAGGTACAACAGCATTTGCAACACACTTCATAGCAGGGTACCACTTACTCCCGATCTGCTTATCTCGCGTTGTTCCCTTTTTCAACTCCGCTGCTTTATCACAAACAGCACATGGTTTTCCGTGAGTTTCTTTACGACACAGATACTCCATGTCTACTGTCTCTGGCCACTCTTCGATCCCAAGCCATTTGGTCATGTTCTTATCGAACATGAAATGGCGATAGCACTCAGCCCAAGGAACACGCAACCCTGACTCTCTTGATGGTGGAAGAATCAAAATGATGTTACGCTCCCCAAGCTCCAAAAATTCGTTTGTTCCACCTTCGTCAACATGCATATCGTCAAGATCATCTGGGTCTGGGATATAGAAATCCCCACTACTTCCTTTGCTTCTTTCACTGCTTTTACGCTCAGGCTTCTTCTCTTTCTTAGAACCACCATTACCACCGAATGTGAAACCCATAACTCGCCCTCCTTCTATTTTGGCTATTACTCAACCGTATAATCATTTGGTATCGAGAGATCACCAATCATGTTCAAATCAAGATCCATTGATTGCCTGTTCTCCTTACCCATCGTAAAGAGAAGACCTTTGAGCATCGAAGACTTAGAAAACGCGGCAGATAGTTTACCATTTGCGATATTATACATTTCTTCAGCTCGAATTACATCACGTACAAGCTCACGATAATCTTCATCGCGTTCAGCCAACACATCTACCGTCTTATCAGTTACACGCTTCTTTCGATCCTTTTCTTCCAATGCTCTGCGTATATCAGCCTTCTTATCGTTCAAACAAGCGTCCCTAGCAGCCTTCAACAAATGCCATTCCCGCTTTGCTTCAGCCGATAAAGTAGAGTATTCCTCAATCAAAGCAGATACGCTAAGTGCGTCATCAACCACATTCGGTCTATCGATAGTAAATACGCTATGCTCTTGAGGTATCCGTACAGAAACACCGTACTCTTCATCCTCATCGACAATATCGTACTCTACTACTTTTTCTTTTTTCCCACCAAAAGTAAAACCTGCCATCAAATCAACCCAAACACTTTCTCTTTTTCCCACCTACGATAGTCAAACCTATTGCCCTCCTTTAATCTTAATGAGCTAACAGAACCGCACTTCGATAATTCACCTAAGCTTGGCCCAAACTTCCCGTCTACCTCAATCGGTACTTTACAAGGAAGCCCAACCATAATGCACCCAACAAATTCCAAACACTCTTTCATCAGAAGTGCATCTACTTCAAGCCAAATGCTATCGTGAACCGTTCCTATAATGTGTTTCAACCCTGGTACCAGTTTCTTCCTGTGGAGCCTGTGGAGTATCGTAATCGTTATCAACGTAAACAAAGAAGCACCACCTTGAATCGGTGTGTTCAAAGCTCTACGCTCATCTCCACTTCTCTTTCTAGGATTGCTAGAGGTAATGTTCAAAAGATTTCTTCTATGGTACATCTCACCATCCCACTTCACCCAAACACAACCATCTTTTTTAGCTTGATTAATCACCCTCTTCTGGTACCTACGGACACCTGGATAGAGACGGTAATACGCTTTCAGATACCTCTCAGCTTCCTCTTCTGTCATAACAACACCGTAACTGTCACGAGCGTAGTTGACCAAACCACCTGGACCTTGCCCAAACACAACACCGAAATTTACCGGCTTCGCCATTTGTCTTTCGTCATCTGTAACATCAGCCATTTCTTTTCCGGTAATCATTGAAGCTGTTCTTTTATGTACATCTACCCCTTCATTGAAACACCGTATCAACTCCATATCACCAGACTCTTGAGCTAATACCCTAAGCTCCATCTGGCTATAATCAATCTCCATAATCCCAACAGAGTCATTCTTTTCAACTCTACCAAACACAAAACCTGTCATAGATGAGGAACTATTATCGACCGCAGTTCTTTTCGTATCTCAGACATAACAGGATCTCCAGGTAACGAAGTCCTGGGTATTGTTTGAATTGGTGGATCAGTTGTAGATATCCGCATTGTGCGTGCTCCTGTTTGCTTGTAATTCGTATGCATTATGAAGGCTTCATCCATGTGCTTAGGCCACTTTTTCAAATAGCTACGCTTCAACACAACCAACCGATTATATGCTTTGAAATAATCCATAACAGTTTGACCAGCATAGTTCTCAATAAGAGATTTCATCACATATTGATCAACTGAGAATTTTCCACCCTTCGTTGTTTTCCGAGATTTCAAGCCAAGCCCAAATTCCGTATTGAAAAAAAGCTCTCTCTTGTGATCTGCACTATTGGGATTGAATGGTGGTTTAATCACACCTGACTCTTCCAAGCGCACTACTACAGGGTCTTCACGTATCCGCAACAGCTCAATGTCTATCAAATTATTTACGCGAGCCAAAAGGGTTTCCAGCCTATCTATGTCAAGCTGTAAACCTATTCGTTCCATATCGAAAAACGCTGGTCCGATAGGACCAACGATATTCTCCCATAAAGGAAGAAGATTATCTCTCTTCATCACAGCGTTAAAATGAAAGCGAAGCCTGAAAGTAGCTACAGCATCTAGACCATTGTACCAAGCTACTAAACCAGGATAATCTCTGTAAGCCTGTTCATAGTGCTTCATTTGCTTACCACGCATCTTACTGAACAGCTCTTGCTTGTGCCCACCTAACCCCACTAACCACTCTGTGATGTCTAACCGAGCCTTTCTCTCACAGTCACAAATACGACTCATCGACAACGTATCAATCCAATGATTTTCGTCATCAGTGAATACAGTATGATCTATGCCCAAATATTCTACGGAAGCTTTCGCGTCAGCTTTCCAGTTGTGTGCTATAAAAGAAACGTCTGGATTAGAGAACAAATCCTCGACAGCACAGATAACTTCACTGTCATTGATTACGTCTTCGTGAAACACGATTGCTTTGTTGTACGATACAGCAAACCCAGCTAGATACACGAGCTTGGAATCTGGATCACTATTGTACTCCAAGTCATACCCTACGTATTTCAGCTCATGCATACCCTCCAAAGCCGCTAACGCTTCGTCAACGTCTACTATCTCCACTATCTCCACGTCACCATGAGAAAGCATTTGAGGCTTTGGTGGATTGAGGATCGCCCAACCCGTCTCACGTTCCCAATATTTCTTCCGACATTTATTGTGAAGCACAGAGTTGATGCTCATACAAATTTGGGTAGGAACTAACTTACCGTTTCCGTAATCGATACGATCCCACCCTCCGATATAATCGGCAATGTTCAATGACTTCATAAAAACAGATTCAATCGCAGCTTTACCAAACAGCAAAACCCTTTCGGGTTCTACATCACAAATCTCATCAAATAGGTCATCTCTCCATTTATCGACGTGCTTTTGTGGGTTACCCCCACTTCCATAATACCTCTTGACAGCATTGGTAAACCAGAAACCTTTACCCCAATAGGTATCAGTCTCTTCAGCGTACATAATGACGCGACGAAGAAATCCGCGAAACATAGTCCCTACAGTGCCACAAAAAACCTCACCCCTACGATCATCATCCTCGTTAGGAGCTTCACCAACGATTACAACACAACCATCACCTAAGTAACCATGCCCGTCTATTCGTTCATACTTAGGCAACAAAACCTCCTTAAACAAAAAAGATGGTCCCTACAGCCTCTCAAAGCTAACTTCTGCCACGGAGAAAGCTTATCAAGACTGTAGGGACCGAACACGCACTAGGAACATTGCATTCCCCACTCATTCGCTCTTTGTGCTAATTGCTCTGAGTAATAATGCGTGCAGTGCCGGGTAAAGGATTTGAACCTTCATGCTCATCAGAGCGAGGGATTTTCGTACCACTCTAGTTTTCACTAGACGTAAACTAGGTTTACGTTGTGGTCTGGACTTTCTCTTTACCCTCGACTTTACGTTAGGGTAGGTCGTGTAAAGTCTCTACACTCGAAATCGCTAATCGATTCCTAGCACGGGATTACCAAGACCAAAAGGCTTCCCCGTTTTAGCGACCTGCACTTACACAGTTTCTTGTGTAAGGCTCAATTTGAAAGTGTACCTTCTACGAACCTGTGTAGCTTCTCTATCTTCTTTGTGCATATGTGATGCTTTGCCTGCACACCTTCTAGAACAGTAAGGCCCACTTCTGCCTTTTCTCCTATTTTGATATGCATAGCTTAGGTTAATACCTTCCAAAGAAAAAGAAACATTACAAACTGAACAAACAAACTTCTGACTCTTGAGTCTTTTAGCGTGGTGTCCAGAATGCTCACTTCTTCTAACAACACTCAAATTACTAGAAGAGTTGTTCGTAAAATCATGGTCTTTATGATGCACCATTTCACTACTCATCAAAAACCTACCTAGTTGATTTTCAATGATATACTTAGGATATGAGACAGTCTTTTTTGATCCATCGTTGAACACTATAACAACGTGTTCGCGCATATCTTTTCTCAGATAAGGACCATAGACTTTTCTCACATCCTCGTATGGTGTCAACTGTACACCTCCTACTTACTAAGTCCCCTGTGTCTACCGTTTCACCAACCCGGCTAGGATAGCTTTTTACGTTAGCTACCCAAAAACGTCCCGATTTCCCTATACCCCTAATCGAGAATCTCCTAGGTATACTGACTAGGTTCCTGCCTAGCTAAACCAACGGAGCCCTACTCTGTAGCTAAAGACTCAACGTCACAGCCTCTAGCTTACGATCTCTTGTTGACCACCAGACCGACTCTACGGGCGATGATCGCATCTTTCTTGCCCTCCAGAGCTGGAGCAAGATCGTTGTCGCGTAGCTCCTGAAGGAACTTGTTCAGCACGTCAGCGTCAATCGGTGCGCCAGAGTCGATCAGAATGTTCGCAATGTCATCCGACGACTTCGCTTTCTTGATCTCCTTCAATGCGTCTTCAGAAATGGAGAATTCATCTCCCCCGCTGGAAGCAGAAGACGAATCATCATCATCCGACGACGACGCATCATCAGAGACACTCTCCATGCACTCTGCATCTCCGACAACCTTCACGATCACAGCCGCCACATCAGCCAAGCTCTCAGCCGCCATGAGCTTCTTCAAGGCAGGCTTCTTCAGCTTGAACTCATCCTCATCGATCCAATCGGAATCCATTCCGTGAGCTACGAGGACTTCTGCGACGGCTTTGCTGGGATCTTTCTCACCAGCAGCAGCATTGATCTTCTGCACGAGCGTTTGAGGTGCGCTGCCAGCTACTCCCACGGAACCAACGGAACCGTCGAGCAGATCGACACCCGTGAACGCTTTCACGCCGCGAACCACGTCCTGTACGGTCAGATCCGTAATGCGGAGCACGTAGTGTCCTTGTGGAGTGTCTTGGGTTTGCAAGTCTACGAGCTTCCCATTCAGCTCCGCGCATACTCCTGCAACACCCGTAGAGAGACTGGCGAGCCGCTCAAACAAAGCGACCTTTTCTGTTTCACTCTTTCCCATTTGGCTTATGCCCTCCTACTTTGAAAATTTTGTTTCAAGTTATCTGTTACTTCGATGTCTGCTGGATCATACCCAGCAGGGAGTTTCACCCACACAACATCATCTTTACCACGAAGCCACAAACGGCGACAGATAGCACGTCCGGTTTCCCAAGCGTCACCATCCATCGCAATTACCAACGAAGCTTCACATTTAGCTAAACGATCCAAACGGTCTTCAGTAATGTCTTTGCCGAATGTCGCTACAGCAAGCTTTGGATATAAGCGTATTACATCCATAACACCCTCTACAACGAACACAGGTTCCGACGCACCATCTAACGAATCAGCATTAAACAAAGCGTCAGAAGGTATTCCTGGCGAAGCGTACCCACTTCCGTTCATTCGTCTATAAGAGTTGAGCCCAGGATACTTAGAATCTCTCAACGAAAACACAAGAGAACCACTAAGCCACCTCGGACCATCTCTACAAACAGAGATCCGAAACTCATCAATCATCTCAGGTGTCAAATTCCTTTCATCTAGCAAATAGTGCACGTACCTTCTCAAAACAAGAGACTGCCGCGAACGATCTACTGGAGTTAGTTTTTCGACACTGATCCGTTTCGAGTCGTTCTCCGCTCTACGCTTTCGATGTTTTACAGACTGAACACTAATCAGATCGAGATCAATCCCAACCTTCTCAGCGAACCACCTATTCACATGACCAAAAGCATTACAACGAAAACAGTAGTACGTCCCTTCATCTTCGATAATAGACAGATGTTGACCGTCTGGACGTTTACCTAAAGAGCCCGTTCGCTTGACGCAAAAGGGACACTTGGCTCTCAGGCGAGATCCTTCACCTTCGACACGAGATCCGCCATGGTGAAGCCCTTCTGAAGCCTGGAACGTCGCTTCTCAGCTCGTTCTTCTTCTTCAGCCAGGAGAACAACATTCGCTTGTTCCATTGCCTTCATCGCCATGGGAAGAAGCTCCTCCAGATCGGCTCCCCAGATCTCGCTGGAGTTGATCCGACCACTTTGGTTCCTTCGCCCCATCTTGTATTTCGGGCTGAAGCTCTTCACGCCCTCACGTACTTCGACCACCAACATAGCCTTCGTACCACCAGGCGTCATGATCGGCTTCTCGATAGGTTCGATGATCAGCCTTCTGTCTTCCCAAGGGGTGATGTCAGGACGACGATTTCCACCACGACGATTCTGAATCTCTCGTTCAGCCTGTTCTTCGTCCACGATCTCCACTCCATCGATCTCTGAAGCGTTGACATCATCGTTCACGTTGGTCTTGATCTTCTTTGCCATGTTTTCTCTTCCCTTTTCCTGTACCGTTGCACCTTACAACGGTCTATAAAACTGTTCACGTCGAATCTACTTGCACCAAACCTGTTGAAACATCTTTGTTGTTCTACACCTCCATTACTATCACCGAACATTTTCTCAACATTGATTCGAGATCCTGTTCGATACAAACCATCAAACCTATTGCCCTTGTACGCGAACATTCTGCCGTGTTCATAATCGAGATAATAAGATCCAAGCTCGTCCTCTTCCCCTCTACCACCCCCAGCATAACGACTGGAAGCCAGGTATAGACGAAAAGAATGTGCGTGTAACTCATCCTCTGTACAGCATACGGCTAGCATGAGATCGATCAAAGCACCTTTGAGATACGATTCCGCAGCATCCCAAAGTCGAATGTACTCATGATCGATAGCTGATGTTTTTATTTGGCTCGCCGTCCAAACAGCACAGTTGAAGTTTTCAGCATTACCTAAAGCTCTAATACCAGAGTACACATCTCCTATACCCTGGTACCGTTCACCTTTCGGCATAGCCATCTCATCAGCGTAATCGATGATTAACACGTCAGGTTGCCAATTCCAGATGTTCCGCAAGTCTTCCAGATAAGCTCTCAACCCATCAACAGTCAAGCTCTTCCCTGGAAACTGCTTTACAACGTAATCAGCCTTGATGAGCGGCTTTAGCTTTTCAGCTAGTCTATCAGCTACCTCTAAGCCACCCTCTTCAATCTCATCGATCAACATTCCCGTAATTCCAGCTTCGATCCTGGTAATCACGTTTTCTTTGGGTAGCTCTACGGTAATGTAACAAAGATTGAGCCCGTACATGATAGCCGTTTGAGCTACCCAGCACAGGATCATACTCTTACCGATCTTTTGCCCAGCTAGGATACAACCTAGTTCACCACGCCCCAAACCACCTTTGAGACGTTTATCTACTTTCGTAATACCAAACGGAAGCCGGTCTACGGCTCCCTTACCGTCTCGAATATCTTGAATGCGTTGCTCCATATGGAGCGAAGCTCTGAAGCCTGCATCCCCTGTTTCGAGCAAACGAACATCATCGAACGCTGTATCCATGGCTTGCTTTATTTGGTCATACTCTCTCTTCCGGTAAAGATTCAATCCAGTATCGAGAGCTTGTCCAATGTTCGCATTCAGCAAAGCATCACGCAACACTGGATACGCTTCATCACGAGATACAGCTTCTTTTCCTACAGCATCCTTCAACAATGAACGAGCTTCATTCAGTACCTTCTCTTTGAAAGCTCCTGAATGAAAGCGTTGCCATAGCATTTGGTCTACCGCCATCACTGACGGCACTTTGCCTATGGCTTCTCCAGCTTGCTTCGCAGCAGCTAGCAACACCATTGAAGGATCTGTGGGCATGTATGCCACGTCCAACGAACGCAATACACGCAACCCGTATCCCTCGTCTTTCAGTATCAGCGAAAACAATCGTGGTATGAACGAACGAGAAAACGGATAGTGTGTTTGCATCAACTACCTTTCAGCAAAGCGGGGGGAGGAACGCTCCCAAACACAATCCTCGACAAACAAAAATACCTGGCGTTCCTCCCCCCAGAGAGATCTGAAGGAATGGCTGGTGAAGAAAAACCCTCCATTCCCCTACTCCATAGCATGTGCCAGGGAACGAAAATCCAGAAAAGAAAACGCACTTTTTTTCTAACCTCCCGTTTTTATTCAAAAAATCGAATGATCCCTCTATTTATCGCATAATGATTCCGAGATTTCATTGAAAAATCCCTTTCCCTCCCCCCTGTACCCCCCACCCAATCCCTAAGCTTCAAACTTAACTCTAGATCTAGATCTTGTACTACTAGATTAATTAATTTAACTTAAAGATCATAGATCTTGTTTTAATTAATTAAACATAGATCTAATAAAACTAGATCTAGATCTAGAATCATACTACCGTTTAAATACATTTTTCTCTCAGAGACTTCAGCAATGACTTTCTCAATATTTCTGCGATAAATTCATAGAATCTTTCTAAACAATCCGATAATTCCACGGAATGTAAAACACCAAAATCATTCGGGATTTTATGATTGCGATTTTGATAGATTTCAGCTCCAAGTTGACCATCTAGAATGACGAATGACATATCAGAAAACATCAGTTTTTCTTCGATTTCAGGATACAACAATGAGAATGACTCGGAGGAAATCGTGAACCTTTCGTACACCTGGATATGCGATTCGGTAGTACACGTCTCTCTGAGATAATCGAAGAAAGACTTTGTGGATTCTTGTTGAGCTTTGTTGCTACGTTTGTCTCTATACATGGTACTACAACCTCGTTATCTTCTTTGAATCTTTTACCTTCAATCTCTGCTACGGTCATTGTAGGTAGCTTTCGATCAGGTTTATCTATATCGCTTCCTAGTATTTCCACAATTTCAGAGATAGAGCTGCAAGTATCAACTTGCACTCCTTCACCTAGGTATGTTTGCTTTCTTTTGGTAGAATGCGATTTATTAGTTGAATTGATTCCATCAACCAAATCGAAGAAGTACAAAATGCTTTTGTCTTCAGTGATTCGATCTCCTCGTCCAAGACGTTGGATAGCTGGAATCACAGCTTTCATCCCAGCAGCATTGATACACGATCTCAAATTCGGAGCATCGATACCTTTCATAAAAATCTTTGAAGCAAACAGTACGTCTATATTCCCTTCGTTGAGCGAAGCTAGTACATCTACTCTATAATCCGTTCCATATTTACCGTGAACTATCTTCGCATTCAACCCTAACTCTGTTGCTTTGTTGCACAGGTATTCCCCGTGGTCTTTCCACTCGAAAAATACCAAACAAGGTTTAGGAGCTATCAAACACAATCGAAGAATCGCTTTCTGTCTTTGATCATACTTTACAAGCACTTCAGACCAGTTTCCTCGAAACGAAGAATCAGGGTAATCATAAAAGATCACATGCGATGGAACGATTCTCACTCCGTACAATTCCTGTCTCTGCATTTCATGGATAATTGGACCTGTGGCAGCGCATACATACGGGTCCATACCATCAGACCTGTTGAACGGTGTTGCCGACATCCCGTATCGTCTATAAGCTGGTACTGCCATCGCAGCTTGCCAATAAGTTTTGGCTCCTAAAACGTGGCACTCATCAATGAACAAACAACCAACAGTTGCAAGGTATGCTTGAAGCTCTGCCGATTTACGGTGGTGGTACAAGGTACCGAATGAAGCCACCGTAAATCTGGCGAGCTGATACTTACCATCTCCAATGATTCCAGCTTGCTCACCTGTACGTGTTTCCCAGCGTTTCTTAGCCTGTCTGATTAGGGATTTTTCATCAGCTACGAACAACACATTGCAGTCTAAACAGCTAGCGAAAGCTACTGCTGTATCGGTCTTACCGCTTGCTGTAGGGTGCTTGATAATCCCTACCCTATTCCGTTTCATCTCCTCGACAGCTTCAAGCTGGTGAGGGTTGAGGTAGTCAAATCGTTTATCTAGCTTGGAAATAGTTGTGCCAAGATCATCTGTACCGTCTTCAAGGTGAATCTGTATTCCATCTTTTTTCGCCAGGTCTTGGGCGTATGACAGCATCCCACCTGGAAATTTCCAAGTACGAAGGCTGAACATATACCGTTTCCAAAATGTTGGTTCACCATCTACGATCTCACACAGTTCAACAGCTAGCGTTTCGTGGAGCCAGTCTACAAGGTCCGGTGGGCTGTCTTTGGCGACAGAACACCAGACATTCCCCACGGTGATCCTCAGTTTTTCCAATAGCCCTCCTACGTATATGTATGTGCCAGGGAATTAGAATCCAGAAAACGAAGTGCAAAAAATAATAAGAATCTAATTTATGTCGTTGAAATCATTCACTTTTGCAAAATTTTCTAATCTCTGTCCCCAATGCGTTCAAGCTGTCGTTGCCGAATAAGGGCATTTTCCGTTTCAATATCTCCAGCTTCAGCCCAAAGGTCGATTGGAGATCTTGTGAGCAGCTCTTTCAAAGTATCATTGTCTTCCGCTGTCAAAGCTCGGCCAAGGTACTGAACCCCGACCATCCCAAGCGTCAACCATGGGTCAGCTTCGTTGAGGTGTCCTGTACGCTGTAGAATGCCTTTCACAAGCTCTCCAGCAGCAGTCAAGCCCATTACTACCAATTCGACAACACCTTTCCAGCCCATTATTCAGCCCTTTCTAGAACCTGTTCTGCAAAACGCAGAACATCTCGCAATAAGTCACCTAGACCAGCTTCACCAATCTGCACTCTTTCATTCAACCAATCTGCTAGATCAACTATTCCGAGATCACGAAGCACATCAAACAGCTCATTCACTAAAGCCAACAAATCGGATACAGCTCGTTCCCAACCATCTGTTTGTAAATCCTCGAATGATTCGACTCCTACAGCAACACGAGCTAGATACTCTGTTACGATACGACATCTTCCCTCAACCAATTCTCCATCAGCATTATTGTATCTCGGTGAAACTATCGAACGAAGAATGTCATCTTGCTGATGTAGCTCTAGCACAGCTTGCGCTTCCCTTTCAGATGTCCATTCTTCCCGTACAGCTTGCTCATGCAAAGCATTACCGTTTTGCTCCAAGATACCGTTTCTTTCGTTGTTGATTGCAATACAGACCTGTGATGGAACGGAAGCTAATGATATTGCGATCTCATGTGGTTCAACAGTATTTTGATTACATCCCACAAAACCACCGATACCAGAGAAAAGAATCAATACCAAGGCTATCAAAAGATTCAATGTAATACTCTTCATTGTGTTACCCTCCTATGGCTATTTGCTGTAATCTTTTCTGAGTTACGTTCTACTTTTATGTCCAATTCTCTGATTTGACTTCTGTTATCCAAGACAATTTCATGCACATTCTTGATTGAGTTATCGGTAACTCCAATAGTCCAAATTGCTGATCCTATAGCAGACAAACCCATCAATACCAAACCTATGACAGCAGCTAGTCTTTTCCACTTAGACTCTTCATCTTTTTTTCTTTCAAGCTCTAAAACTTTCAATCTATTTTGGGTTTCTACATTACACTTCAAATGACTAGTATGTACTTGATCAATGAAATCTTCTACATCAGTTATTCTCTTCTCTTGATTTGTTACTATTACCGACAGTTTTCGATCAATCCCCGCCAATAGTTCATCAGTTTTTGTTGTCATGGTTTACGCTGGTTCTAGCAAACCATCATCAGATAATGGTTCCCAATCACACACCCAAAGAATTACACCAGATCCACCAGCACCAGCAACACTAAGACGAATATGGGTTTCGATACCTGTTTTTTGACCACATACAAACATCGAATAGATATTCCCGTTTGTATGAAGAGCTATACCTGTTGAAGCGTCATTACCAGCAAACATTGTAGTCGCTGAAGCGATTCTAGATAGGTATGATCCAACAGTGTAAGAGCTGATATCCCTACCACCACCTCCACCTAAAGTAATTGGTATTGCTGCACCACCAGTAGGAAACAGATTCAAGTTTGCATCGGTTGTTGCAGCAGCTATAGCCGTAGTGATAATACCGTAGATCAAGTTTACTTGCACTGTACCAGTAACCTTGAAAATATTGTAGTCACCTGCACCAGCCAGTGTTATAGACTTACGTACCTTTTTCACTAATGTTCTAGATGAAATCTCCACGCCCATTAGTACAATCTCTTTTCGTAAATCGTATAATCTCCAGAATCCGCATTTGTATCACATTCAACTCGAACCATAACGTACTTCAACATAGAACAAATTTCATCATTATCGATCCAAATAGCACTATTTGTTGCACCTGGAGCAGCATTCAAATTTGCAACACCGAACAGAGCCATAGTCATATCTTCATAAGTACAGCTAGCAGCGACCGTTCCATCATCCATCACGGTACCATGCACCGTAACTGTAACCCCAACAGGACCAGCTCCAGCAGTACCGCCATCAATGATGATCTGAAGACCTAACTTGCGATAGGAATCCATGTCGAGGAAATAATCATAGATACCATCTATCTGATTTGTGATATCAGCAACAACGGAATTCGTTTCTTTCCCATATACCCTAGCGTCAGGCATTATGGTCTAGAAATTTCTGTTACTCTGAGCGTAGTAGCGACAGCAGGAGCATAGCAACGTGCATGAATCACGCTAGGTCCATCTTTTGCCGAATCATAATTATTCAAAGTCCCAACCCATTGATCGAAATAATCGCCAGGATTCAACACTTGATCAGTAGCAGCGACAGCAAACGTCACAGGGGTAGTTGCAGGGAATACACGCACAACACAAGGGTCAACACCCACATTCTTAATTCGGTACCTTCTAGGCCCACGTAGGGCTTGCGTAACCTGCGCTCCAGCTACTACCGCAACGTCTATCGAAGGTCCAGCAGTAGCTCTCAGATAATGAGCAAACTCTAGGTCATAGGCTGGCAATTTCTACTCTCCTTTTTCTGGATTAGTAAACATGCGATGATTCTCGAATTAATGTTTTTGCTGTACCACCACCTAATGTAAAATAGATATTCCCAGCAACACCAGCCAAATCATCTAAGTACACAGTTACAAAGTATGTAAAGTTTGTATTATCTACAGATTCAGTTTCCGGTATAGCGTCTGTTGATCTATCAAAAACAATTACATTATCATCAGTGCCAGCACCAGCCCAAATACCGCCAACCCCATTATTGTATGTATGTGTTGCACAAGACAGAACACCATTAGTAGCTTTTCTAAAAAGGTCCAATCTACACTTGAAATTCAAGTTATTCGGAACATCGAAAGCTACGATAGTTGTGACAGTTATCTCAATCTTATCTAGTCTTACCAAGTCAGGTACGTTTACAGGACAACAAATTATATTGCTAACAGCAGCACCACCAGGATTCCAATAAATTTCTCGTGACCACGGGTATACCGCTAACTTCCACTCATTATGCGTAGCAGCAGGTACAGCCCAAGGATGGTTGGTTTGCTCTTCTGGTACCCATAATAACCCATCAATAGCCCAATCTCTAGGCACTACCGTTTTAGATGAAATACCATTAATCAAGGATGAGTACAGATAGCCAACATTATTGGCTGGATCTGGTAAACCAGAGCTAGCTAAACTACCTGTACAAAAACTTTTCGATCTACAATGCTGAAGATCATCAGCATCAGCCATAGCATTATTCGTGATCGTAACCTGATTTGTTAATGCAGCTAGTACCCTAACATAGGTGTTGACAAGGTTTCCCGCTCCATCATTGAACCGTAAACCACCACCTTCTTCAAAACAACCATCGTTTGTTGGATCACTCAAGAAACCCCTAGGGGTAGCTCCAGTACCCCAACGCATATAATGTACAATCTGACAAAGCGTAGTAAAGGCATCGTACATATTTACAGGCATTCGATCTGGTCTATCTGGCGAAGGTGGTGCTACCCAAGTAACTGGTAGATTCTGACCTACAGCAGCAAAGAAGAATGGATCATTTGCTGTAACTACAGTAACACTTGGAACAGCATCAATTTGAAAGGTAGCAACATCAATCCATCCAGCATCTCTAAGTGCGACATTTGAGTAGGCTGGAACATTCAAAGCTACTTCATCTAAAGACTCTGAAATCTCCCAATCATCATACGTAACAGTATCCGTATTAGCGGAGTATTCTCCAGCAGCAGCAGAATAATGTTTTCTCGATTCATTACTCGCATCGGTAGCCACTCTTCTAGCTATGAGATACCGATCTACACCTTGAATAGCGATATTCGTTACAATGAAAGACTGTGGACTAGTCGAATTCGGACCAACCAATCTATAACCATCACTATCGAAAATCAAAGCCTCATAGTTATCAGCTCCTATAGTATAGCTTTGAGCCACATCAATCTGTAAAGCACCACCTACCGTAAACTCAAAATTTGTATGAATGACTGGTCTTTCGAGCATGTTTGCGGCAGCTCCAATAAAATATCGAGGATCTCCTAAAACGTCACCTAAAGCATTCCCGAAAGCTTCTTGAAGAAATGCTTTCCATCTCGTAATGTCAACCAAGTCTAACCTTTGATTAGCTTGTGGTCGAATCTCGTCTGCCAAACGTATTTCCTTTCTTTTCTTAGCTAGCCCAAGCAATATCAAGCAAGAGAACACCAGTACCGACAGGAAGAACCCTATCCAGCCCATAAGGACGCCTCATATACTTCTTGTATTTGTAGTCAGTTGTAACTGGTGTTGGTGTAACTGGAGTCAGTGTAGCATCAAGCATTACTGGATCTGGATTCGGCAAGAATGGTGCTGGAACGCCAACCAGATAAATATCAGGTCCAGAAACAATGATCGGATATGGCCAATCTTCATCATCAGCAGAAGGATTAGCTAGAAAATAATCCCCATCATACGTTACATCTCCAATCGGATTTCTGAAATATGTGTGATAGTACGTATCTAACGGAAACCCATCGGAGTAAGCTATGTGATCGAGCCAGGTTTCCCATGGTTCAATCAAAGGCTCCACATCAATATCGTCATTGATTCTTTCCGAGCTATACCAAACGACCAGACACTTAGGCCAACGAACATCTTCTGTTACAAAGACATATGGCCACAAGTCAGGATAGATATAGCGAAAAGCTAGCTTCGCTGTAGCGAATGTTGCTCTAGGTGTAACAGCCGTATTGAAGACAGCTCTTCTTAGCTCTGTGTCTGAGAAAGAAGGGTTATCTGTACGTGACAGCCCTTGATCGTTCGCTACGTACTCCAGAGCCTTCCCTGAAGCTCCGAAAGCTAACAGGCTATACCTGACCCTATTAACGAAAGATGTACACCATACGTCTTCTACAACCGTTCCGGCTGTATGTTCTTCCAATGGCGTACAAAGCTGAGATCTCCCGGTAATGATCCCTGTACCAGCAGTGATATCGGATTCATGGTATGCGATAATCTCATCATCGATACGAACAATGCTTTGGCGAGGTATGTACACTGCGATCAGAGAATACCCGTCCATCGGCGCAGTAGTGACTCTAAGTAGTCTTTCCCTCCCAGCGTTAGGAGCGTACCATTCTGTAAATTCCAGATCTCCACCCATGTGATCGTACTTCTGTGGTGGTACTTCAATGATGATACACGCAAATGGATGATACGGAATACTTGTTCTGAAGAGAGTATTTACACCATCGCATACGCCCCATAGCTTATCTATATGCCATGGAATACGACCATCTCTGAAAGTAATCGTATCTCCGATACCAGGCTCTATAGGGTCTGGTTCACCAAACCCACCAACGAATGTGTCAGGGATCAAACTGTCTATAGTGTCTAAAGGACCAACAATTGCCGCGTCTAGAATCGATGTAGAACCACCAGAAACCATATCAGCTAATTTCGCTATCGCTAACGCCATACTTCTATTGACACTTCCTGAAGCGAATGAAACAGCCGTTCCTAGCTTTGGTAGCTCTTTTTCAAAAGCTTGAGATACTCGTAACCCATCATCTTCCCAATAGTCTGTAACCTTAGTCTCTACGGTAGCAACTAAAGCTGAGTTGACAACGACAACATTACCTGGATCGTAATCTACTGGTGACGTAGGAGCTATGTTTTCAACAGCTACAACAATGGGATTTGCTGTAGGGTATGGATCAGCATCCAAGAGCAAATAGACACTCAAAGGTTTTCCACCATTCGGATTAGGATCTAAAAGACTGTATGGAGCAGCTTGTACAGTAGGTACATATACTGCTGTAACAGCAGGTATCCCAGCTCCTACTATATAGTTTGCTGCTAATCTGAGATTGTCATCATTTCTCATCGGACCATCAAATGTAAGCTCGATACATCTTGGTGAGATGTGTTCTCCGCTAAGAACATCTGTCATCAGAAACTCATTACTCCATTACCACGCACAACACCGTATTGATGAGTAGGTTGTACATCAGTTGATCCACCATTCAACAATAAGTCATCAACAGATTTAACACCTGGAACACTATTCGCAATGTGGTTTATGACGCCAATTTTAGCAGCTTCTCCAATATCGAGAGAATTCAAGTACGTAACCACGTATGTCTCAATCAGTTCTCTACCAAATTGAGAATCGAATCCAGGGTTGAAAACAACAGTAGCTCCAGCAGTAGGATTCGTTACAGTGTACGGACCACGAATTCTAATCTGTTGACCTACAGGTTCCCATCCTGTCAAAGATGGATCACCAACAATGCCATTCATGTATTTCGCAGCTAAACCGACAAGACCAGTATAGAAAGTGAACCAAACTCTAACACGATCACCAGCATTGATTGGAGTAGCGAAAACAAGTTTTCCGCTATCCACATCAACGAAATAGTCTGT